TAACTTCTTCTTGTTCACAAACTAGAATAAATAGTTAGGGATGCGGCGGTAATCGCCGCATTCTTTTTAATAAATTAAATCACATCAAATGAAAAATCAATCAGTACCAGTAGATAAGATCTACATTTTAAAGGGAGATACAACTCCACTTACTTACATGTTGTCATCAAGGAATACACGTAGAGCACCTCTACTTCACTTCGATGGAAAATCAAACAGGGCATTACGATATGCTATAAACCAGAAGACACCATTCGAGGAAGAACAGGACGGAAACTCTATACTAGAACCAATTGTCTTTGTTGATGGTGCACTAATTGTTCCTAAAACAAATCCTGTGTTACAGGAGTTCTTATCTTTACATCCAGGTTATGGAGACATATTTGAGGAGGTAAACAATGAGAAGAATGCTGCAAGCGATATAGAATACTTTAATGCAGAACTAGACGCTTTATTAGCAGCTAGAGAGTTAAACATAGAGATGCTAGAGGCAGTATCTAGAGTATTATTAGGATCAAACATCGAGAAGATGTCTACAGCAGAGCTTAAGAGGGACGTGTTTGTTTACGCTAAGTCGTACCCAACAGACTTCTTGAATATGCTTAACGACCCTATGTTAAAGTTACAGAATACCTGTGCTAAGTTCTTTGAGTACAATTTAATTGTTATGAAGAATAAGGACAGAGACATCTACTTTAACTTACCACAAAACAAGAAGAAGATACTTACCGTTCCATATGGAGAGGATAAGAATTACATACTGGCATCATACCTTCAGACAGACGAAGGGATTGAGGTCTTAAAGTTATTAGAGAACAACATCAAGTAATTCAAATTAAACACTCCAAAATAAGGGGTGTTTTTTTTGTTATCTTTGTAAAAAGTTTTTAATAATGATAGACTCAGTTAGAAGTACTGTGCTGTCTGCTGTAAACAAGAATAACTTTGGTTATATAACGCCAGATGACTTTAATTTATTTGCTAAGCAGGCACAGATAGATATATTTGAAGATTATTTTTACCAGTACAACACCTGGATAAATAAGATGAACAATAGACAGTCTGGGACTGGATATGCAGACATGGTTAAACTTGCTGAAGAGGTTATAGACAGCCTCTCTTCAACAGCTACTCTTGCATATGATACAGATAAATTTGAACTTCCTAGTGACTACTACTACGTAAACACAATTAGATACGGTTCTAAAGAAATAGATAGGATATCACACGACAAGGTTCTGAATCTTTTGTCTTCAAATCTTACGTCTCCGTCTAAGTTATACCCAGTGTATACTCAGGAGGGTAGCAATATAACTGTCTATCCAGACACAATTACAGACAACGTTAAGTCTCAGTACATAAGGATTCCAAAGGATCCAAAGTGGACATACATAATGGTTAACGGATCTCCTGTATTTAATCAAAACAATGACTACCAGGACTTCGAACTTCCGTCTACAGACGAGCCATTAATAGTGGCTAAGATACTTAAGTATGCTGGTCTGTCTATAAGAGAGGGAGATGTGTACCAGTTTGGTACTAATGAGCAGAATAGTAATAAACAAATACAGGGGTAATAATGGCATACTTAACTGGATATCAATACTATGAGAACTCTGGAGGAAATCCAGAAGGTGAGAACTGGGGTTCGTATCAGTACACATCATTGGATGATATTGTGAACAACTTTATGCTGATGTACGTTGGAAATGATAAGTTAATTAATAACATATCTAGGTACAATGTATTATTTCACGCAAAGAGAGGAATACAGGAGGTAAACTACGACGCGCTTAAGGAGATAAAGGTTCTTGAGATAAGCATATGTGATGACCTTAAGTTCGTACTGCCAGACAACTACGTAAACTACGTAAGGATATCCTTATACAAGGACGGGGTTCTTCGTCCACTTACAGAGAACATTCAGACAAACTATAGCAACAGTTACCTTCAGGATAACAACTGCAGGATATTATTTGATGAGGATGGAGATGTCTTAGAGGGAACCTCTATAATGGATAACGATAGGATTACAAACCAACAGAGAACAATGTACCCAGGATCTGGTCCATTCAGTGGAAGAGAGGGGTTCAACTATAACGGTATGTGGTACTTCGACTACCCTATAGGGTCTAGGTTTGGTCTTAACACTGAGACTGCTAATATAAACCCTACATACAGAATAGACAAGAAGTCTGGAGTTATAAACTTTGGATCTGGAATGGCTGGAGAGCTGTGTATACTTGAGTACGTGTCAGATGGCATGGAAGAGGGAGACGACTCAAAGATAAGCATAAACAAGATGGCAGAGGAGTTTCTATACGCTCACATAAAGTACCAGATACTGTCATCTAAGCTAGGTGTGCAGGAGTACGTTGTACAGAGAGCCAAGAAAGAAAGAACAGCAATACTAAGGAATACCAGAATAAGACTCGGAAACATTCACCCAGGAAGACTTCTTATGAACATGAGAGGCAAAGATAAATGGATTAAATAGGTATGGCAGATGGACTAAATACAGCTGAGGCATTGTTCTACGCTGGAAGAATGAACAAGGACCTTGACGAGAGATTCATAAAGGATGGTGAGTACATAGACGCCTTGAATATAAGGATCGGATCTACAGAACTAGGTGCTTCAAGCAACTCAGATCTTGGTAGCATTGGTGCTATAGAGAACTCAAAGGGAAACACTTCGTTAACAGACATACAGTACGTAAGTAGTGACGCAAAGTGCATAGGAGCGTACGAGGATAGTGCTAACGAGACTATATACTGGTTTGTAACATCTACTGATGCCGACCTTGTGCTCTCGTATAATGTAGACAATGGTGCTACAATATACCACCTAGTGTCTTTGTCATTAAATCCTATTTTAAAATTCGATAAGGATTACCTTATAAATGGTATAAATAAGGTTGACGACTTATTATTTTGGACTGACAACTTGAATCCTCCAAGGAAAATTAATGTAAAAAGCAGTTACGCTACATTTGATGATAGTGACATATCTGTAATAGTAGCTCCACCTATTAGCGCTCCAAAAATTATATTGTTCAATGTGCCAGGAGAAGAGAACTATATTCTAGATAAATTTATTTCGTTTTCTTATAGATACAAATACCTTGATGGAGAGTATAGTGCGTTATCTCAGTTCTCGGATATAGCATTTGAGCCAGGACAGTTTGAGCTAGACTATTCTAGATTTGTAAACATTGGAATGCAGAACTCGTTTAATTCAGTAAATGTATTATTTAACACTGGGCCAAAACAGGTTGTAGGAATAGACATATGCTTTAAAACTTCAGACTCAAACATTATAAATGTGATAGAGAAGTTCGATAAAAAGAAAGAGCAGTGGCCTAATAATAAACCAAATCAGTCGCTAGTATTTACAAATAGAAAGATATATACAACACTTTTAGAAAGTGAGCTGTTAAGACTATACGATAATGTTCCTAGAATTGCAAAGGCTCAGACATCTATTGGTAATAGAATAATGTATGGTAACTATGTGGATGGGTATGATGTAGGGGAGATAAACTACTCACTAGAAGTTATAAATACACCTCAAGAAGATGATTTATTACCAGTAACAAATACATCTGGATTTGCATATACAATAGATCCATCATCTACAAGGACTATACTTAAGTCTACAATAAATATAGACTTTACTGGGTATACTCTTAAAAAAGATTATACATTAGCTATAGAGTTTAATATTGTAAATGACTCAACCTCTGGAGATGCTAATTTTAATACTACTACGTCTCCTGCTCCAGATAATGACTTTACTTTTTCTTTTTCTTTTTTATTAGAACAAGACTACTACTCTGTATTTCAGATGGCTACAAGTCAAGAGTTTATAGATGCTATATCTACTCACGAATTATATGCAGACTCAGCAAAAGGAAGTTCTCTAACTGATTACTTTAATGCTGATAAGATAGCTAAGCCAGATGATCCAGCTACTGCATACGGACAATGGGATGATATAGATAGTGGGATATTTAGTACAAATGGAGCCTTCTTAATAACCGCGACTCCAGGTAGTAATATCATCGGACTACAGTGTCCTGCCGTAAAGTTTAAGACTGAATTTCCAGTTGGTTCAGGTACATTTGTGTATGCGTACCAGTACTATAAGAATACAGTTACTGACGTATTTTTTAGTAAGTTAGGAGTTAATAAAAGTCTTCATAGTAACAGGGACTACGAGGTTGCTGTTGTGTACATGGATAACTATCTAAGGAGTTCTACTGCACTTGTAGATACAGAAAATACAATATTTATAGATTCTCAGTACTCTAATTATACTAATAATATTAGAGTAAATATGATAAGTAATGCTCCTAGTTGGGCCACTAAGTATAAGTTTGTTCTTAAACAGTCTTTATCTTCATACGAAATAGTATACTCAAATCTATTCTTTGTAGACGACCTTGGTAATACTTGGTTTAAGTTAGATGGAGATAATAGACAGAAGGTAAAAGAAAATCAGACACTTATAGTTAAAGCAGATACAAGTGGGGTTGTTAAGAACTTAGTAAAAACAACTGTACTTGAACTAGTTACACAGGGTGAAAATTTCATAGCTGGAAACGAAAACAGTAACAGTGAAGCTATATCAGAGCCAGCAGGTCTGTATATGAGACTTCGTCCATCTGGATTTTCAGCAGAGTATAATCCTGACTCATTTAAAGATAATGGAAGGCAATCTTCAGAAAATAGGGTTGCTTATTATTTTGATGAGTTGAATCCAGCATATACTGGATCTAATCCTACTGCAACAAATAGAAAGTATAAGCCATTCGCAGTTCCAGCAGGAAGTCAGATAACTTTTTCTATAAATGCAAATAGGGATGGAACTGGTGGTAGTTGTGATGATTATGCATATGACTTTAGTAAGAAGTATGTGTCATCAAGAGACTATGACAATATGTTTGAGTGGTTTATTGGAGATAATGTAGATGTAACTACAGGATCTTTTTTAGCAGGAGGAGAAAGCAATCCACGACAGGAACAAGAAGACGTATTTCGAACTTGGACTTCTAGTGTAACAGGAGATTCTGGAAACGGGGTAAATTATTACTTCTGGCAGGCAGAAAATGCTATTGCAGGAGATACAGAGATTTCAGAGAATCAAGGAAGACTTAGATTTACAGCTACAACTGGAATACCTTGCTGTAGATGCAATAACCGTATTCCAATAAATCCAAAGTATTCTTATGTAAATGTACACGTAACAGTACAGACTGGTGCTGGTGCAATTATATTTGAGACTCAACCAGAGCCTTCTAATGGGGAGATATACTACGAGAACAGTCAGAGCTTTGATATAATTGATGGGTACCACATGAGTGGAAATGGAGAACATGATCAGAATCAGACTGCAACACAGAACGCGATTATAGACCTAGACTTCTTTAACTGTTTCTCATTTGGAAATGGGGTAGAGAGTTATAAGATAAATGACTCACTAACTGGGGTTGGTTTCTATTTAGGTAGCAGGGTTACAGCTGTTTCACAGGAGGACTTCAAGGAGGCTAAAAGATACGCTGGTATCACGTATAGTGGTATATATAACGCAGAGACAAACCTAAACAAACTTAATGAGTTCAACCTAGCACTTGTTAACTGGAAGGATTGCGAGAAGTCGTTTGGTCCAATTAACGTGCTACACGGAAGGAAGACAGATGTGCTTGTTCTTCAAGAGGATAAGGTTTCAAATGTGTTAGTTGGTAAGAACTTACTGTCTGATGCAGCTGGTGGTGGAGCAATAACAGCTACACCAGAGGTCCTTGGAACTCAGATAGCTAGGATAGAGGAGTACGGAATAAGTAGCAACCCAGAGAGCTTTGTTGTTTATGGATACGACTCGTACTTCACAGACACTAAGAGGAACGTGGTTCTTAATCTAAAGGGTGAGGACTTGATTCCTATATCTAACACTGGAATGAGTAGCTGGTTTAGGAACAAGTTTAAGGACAGGGTTGGATACCAGAATATTGGAGGTTATGACCCGTATATGAAGGAGTACGTACTATCTCTTAGTGATAATAAGTTACCGTCAGAGCCAATAGTGTTCAACTGTGGAACAACAATATCTCAGCAAAACACATCTACTCCATCATTTTTTTATGTTGAGGTTGGAAGTATAATTGGCGATGTTGATATAGACTATAACTTCTCTAGCGGAAGCTCTAAAATAATTGTTAGGTATAATGGAGATGTGGTCGTAGACAGAACAATTACTGGGACTGGTTTCTATTCGTTCTATAAGGAACTGGTAGATCCAACTATAATAGAGGTGGAGATGTATCCTGTTGACGCTACTTATAGCATACTATTTAATTGCGCAGCATCTGAAGAGATAACAGTAGTTAGAGTTGTTTTAAACTCTGTTGATGACATAGGAAAGACCATACATAATAACTATAACTGGACACTTGGGTCTCACACAAGTATTACCAACACAGACTTTATAACAATGGAGAGCGATACTGTGTCTCTATACGATACGGATACAGAGATGGCTTCGTTTGGAGTTATACCTGCGTTTGGAAGTACGGTTAAGATGAGCTCTAATAAACTTACTGGAGACACATTTGTCTTTAATAACAGTGATTTCAAGTACCTAATATCCGATACACTATACTCAGAGGGTGAGGTTGACCTATTAAAGTATGAGTTAGACGTGGCTAGTCCAGTGTTTAACCCTTCAACTGGAAACTACGAGGCTAGTTTTGACTACATCAATCCAAATAG